AAAGCGGCATTTGCCCTAGCGTAAAAAGAAATAGTAAAGGCTTTTAGTGAGGAACTACTTGACTTTAAACTTTGCAAGTCTTGTCCTTCAAAGCGATAATTTAAGACAAGTCTTTCACCAGCGGCAATGCTGGTATCTGCTGTCGTGCATGAAATCTTTACACTTTTTGAAAACCCAGAAAGGTCAGTTACGGCTGTTTGTGCCATCGTAAACCGACCAGCACTTGCATCTCCTATAGCCATCCTCATTCGGTCAACTGTAAAATAACCATTTGCAGCACCCAACCCCGTGGACGATGTTGCTCTTTGAGAGACAGTCATTGCCCCATTTTTTACAAGGTTTCTGTTTGCTTGAAATACCTCGTTAGAAATCTGGTTAGTGCCAATAGTGCTAAGTGCCATTAGGTAATCTCCAGCACACTCAGGACTGCGTCACAGGAATTGTCTTGTGACGCATATACTATCAAAACATCTGTAGCGTTCATTACTATTTTCTGGTCGCCGCCAACGGCAACAAGTGATGAACCCACAGGCACAATGGCACCCTTTACGATGTGTCTTAAATTAGTTGTGCTATTTACACCGCCATCGTGAAGCTCAACCGTAACAGTTATCGAAACCGACAATGTGTTAGCAATGTTCAGACCAATGATTGTTGTCTCTGTAGAACTTGGACAAGTGTACAAGGTCGTTTTGCCCGTTGAGGAAGTGTCAATATTTTGCGCCGAAAATGTTTTGAATGCGTTTGCCATTTCCCTATCCTAATGCTATCGCAAATGCCAGCGCATTTGGGTCTTGTTCTGTGAAGCCTTGAACGGTTCCACTTGCATCAAGGAACACCATCTTCTGTGCTGGCAATGTGCAGAAGATTGTTCTAGTGCCAGAACTCCAGCTAACAGGATTGTCGCTGTTACTAGACTGAAGTATGGTGGTCCTAGCTAGTGTCGTACCTGATGAAGCGTAAGTGCCAATGCCTGTTTCAAAGTCAGTGCCGTCAGTGCAAGTGTAATATGTTGTGTTGCCATTACCCACAGAGCCAAAAGTTTCAAAACCAGTCACAGCGCCAGCGAGGGTATATGTTCCAGTGCCTGTCGTGGTTGTTGTTTCCTTGACCCTGTCAGCAAGAACCAAAGCCATATTACTTTAACTCAATAGACAGATTGGTCGCATTGATGCGGAAGATATCACCTGAAGCTATCTGCTTGCTGTTATCCAAGGCTCCAATAAACAGAATGTTTCCAGCAGTAGCGTGGTCTGCAATAAATGCGTGTGTCACTGTATAGGTGGCTGCGCCGCTTGATGCTGAAAACTCTATGTTTGCTGAGTTATGAACTTTCTGCTGGTCAGAATTACTTGCGGTATGTGTCCAAGCACTAGCTGCAACTTGTTGTCTTGCATAGTTTGCATCTTGGGACGATGTATTAACCTCAGTTAAACTTCCTGCCTCAAGGCTGGAAATAGCGGTAGCTAGGCCAACGTATATATTGTTTCCAAGTGTGGTGAAGGAAGTTGAATTGTTCTTGAATAAAAAATCTAGAATTTTATGTTCTAGGTAGGTGGTTGCTGCATCTGCTGTTGCCATTGGATTAACCCTCGTTTCTCATGTAAAAATTATCTATTGAATTTCTAGCTTGTTGTTCTTCAGTTACCCTTTGAACCGCTGCCTGATACAACTGCGTGTACCTCTCAAGCATTCCAGCATTTCGGTTGAATGATGACGCTTCAAGAAGACCCCCATACAAAAGACAATCAGATGCATTGTCCGAAAACCAGTTGGTAAGGTTGGTTGACGATAGGGCTGGAAGTCTGCGGCGGTAACTAATCTCGACAGGAATATTGGTTGCGGGAGTCGGGGCTACATAAATTGTAGCATCGTCAAAATAAGCATAATATTCTGGGTCACCCGTTGTACTTCTGTCGGGCCAGAACTCCATCATATACTCATCAGACCTTAAGAGGAGAGGTTTGTGCTGCCCCGTATTTCCAGAAGTATAGTTTGGAACAAGCTGAAGGTTCTCAAGAGTTACCATGTCGCTAGGCATTGTAAGGAAGGGGTCGTTTGCGGTGAGAGCGGATAGCTGTCTTCTTCGGAACGCTGGTATCTTTAGGTCACGGCTCAGACGCAGTTCTGTTAATTCAATAAAGGTTGGTACGGCATTAGAAAACTCCGTGCCGTCATCTTCCATAAAGTCCTTTATGTTTTGAACCAATTCTGTGTAATTCATTGTTACCTTCCTGCTGTGTGAGGATACAGGTTAGTGAAAGCCGTATTGTTGGTTGGTGAATCCTTCTCCTCTGGCCTTGGGTGTCGTAGGGCTTGAGGGTCTGAAACCTTCGCTCTTCCCAGTTGAAGCTGGGGGTGGTCCTTGTCAAAACAACTTGGGCAAACGCGAAGACCATTTCGTCTTTTGTTTGTTATTTCTTCCTTGAGTGTCTCGTATGGGTACTTCAATCCACAACGGTCACAAACCGCTACGGATTTTTTCCCTGAGGCATACCTACCCATCAGCCTATCGCCGGGATAATTCTAAAGTCTGTACGGTCACGGTCCTCTGTTGCGGCAAGAGAAAAGTCTTCTTCGTATATACCCTTCAACAAAGGTATTCGTTCTATCGACTCTGGGTTTTTAAGAGCAAGCTGATATGCAAGACCTGAAACGATAGAGGGGAGAAACCTTGTCGGCGCATCGAACTGTGTGACCGAGCCGTTAATGGAGTCCTCAACCCGTCTAATTCTGTAATAGACCAGTTTATAGTTGTTGTTGTTTGGAACGGGCCAGAGAGTAATTCTTGGAGCAGCTACTAGCCGCTCAACGTAAATCTTAACAGGACGGCCCTCTGTATTCTTGCTTGTTATTCCAGCAAACTCTCCAAGGCTCATTCTGGATATAGCTAAGTCAGACTGAGATGTACCAGTTCCCTCTCTGACTACATGGTCAAGTATGCTAACTGTATCCGAAGGAAGTGTGTAAGATGCTGTGCCAGACGTAAGATTTAATATTTGCTGGTCAATGGTCCATAGATTGATACCACGGTTTGCAAAATCCTGAGACAACAGGTTTAATGAACGCCTAGCTGTTCTGAAATCGTTACCTGAGAACGCACGACCAAGCCCAGCCCGTTCATACGCTTCTTCAATTATCTCATGTATATCAAGATTGAATGTAGCGGTTCCTGATGTTGCCATTCTATCAAACTTCCTATCGCAGCGTCCTGTTCTTCACGCCGCTCTCTTAAACGTTTAATTTTTGTAAGCCGACCTTGTTCTGACTGAACTGTTTTTCTATGACCTCTGTGCGCCTTACGGACGCGGCGATAGCACAATCCCCGTTAAGCCTTTGTCGAAAGCACAACTAAGACAAACGCACCTATCCCCACACCAGCAACACAGATAATTGTCAGCCAAAGCCTTATCATGTCCATCATTTCGTTATGTGCTTCAAGAGCCTCTCGCCTAGCCTTTTTTGCAGCCTCTTTGGCCTCTTGCATTCTACGATGCCGCTCTTCCAATATGCCCTTCCAGACTCCCGGCCCGAACCTGAGGTCCACCAAGGTCGCGACTTCCTGAAGGCTTTCGGCAGCGAGCTTTGCGTCTATGGTCTCTTTTGCCACACTCTCAACCCCGAACTGGTCAAGAGTTCCTACGCCAGATTTTCTGTTGCGAGCATCATTAACTTCTTTTTGACCTCTAAACAGACCATCAATCTGTCCCGCAATATCGCCAATATCTCTCGCTGTGTTTATATTATCCTTGATGAAGTTTACACTCGCCTTAACGAGAGCAATACCAGCCAAGGCCGTAGATACTGGCTCCATTTATTTTCCACCCCTTTAAAACTTATGCCTGTGAGTATTTGCCACCCCTTGTAGCTGCACCCATTCCACGACATGTGCCGCCACCGTGCTTCATCTTCTTGATTGTGCCGCCATATTTTTTACCGATGCCTATCGCTTTCCTTGCGGCAGCTACTTTTTTGTCACCTTCATCAATTGTGCGATACCCGGAAGACCCCAAGGGAATCATTGGAGTATCTCCAGCTTTTGCTTTTTTCTTTTTCTTCTTTGGCACGTTCTTCATCTGATTAGTCATATTAGCCCTCGCTATAGTCATTTCATTAACCCAACAAAAAAATGGGAGAGGCTTCCCACCACTCCACCTATAAAAACCATTAACCAGAAAGCACCCTTCCACCTGTTGGCTTGCGCCTTTAGCTCTGAGACCTCTTCATGTACATGTCGCACTTCATCAGAAAGCGTTTTGATACGCTCTTCCAACCTTGCTAAACAAACCTCAACTGACTCCGTCATCTGCACTTCCACCTTTTACGAGCTTGTCGAAGCCTAGAGTTAGGATTCTTCGCGGCTTTTGGAAACTTCTTCATCTGTCCAGCACTGCGAGCGCAAAAGGACTTTCTCCTCTTAGCGTCCTTGCTGCCCTTCGCTGGACTGCCTGTAACCGCTGTCTGTAATTTACTTCCGGGATTTGCTCTTCTGTATGCGGCCACACCCTTGGCTGTCATTCCAGCACCAGACTTGGTCTTGTTGTAGTTGGCACTCTTTCCCTTAGTTGTCTTTCTAATAGGGTTATCTTTTTTACGAGTAGCCATTACTTTTTCTTTCTTCTTTTACCTGACGCTGTTACAGACCACTTAACTTTGGCAGGACCAGTCTTCTTTGCTGCTTCCTTTTTTGATATTCTGCTGGCTACTTTTGCTGGCCTACAGGCTGGGTAAGGTCGTTTCTTTTTCTCTGAACCAGAGCGACCGCACTTCTTTCCTGTTTTTACATCTCGCCAATCTTCACTGAACCACTTCTTCAAGCCAGTCTTCTTAGCCATCAGGAGTATTTACCGCCTCGACTTTTATAGGTTTTGACGAGCCATGCCGACCCATATGCGCTGGGCCATTTTTTAAATTTACGTTTGGCTTCTGCCTTTACCCTTGAGTACAACGCTTTGTTTTTGGGTTTAGGACTTGCCATGATTATGCGTGAAACAATGTGACCGAAGTAACGTTGGTGACATCGACATATACATTGGTCGAGAAACGTATTCCGTCACTAGGAATGGACATTGTGTTTGCTGCGTCCACACCACTACCCGCACCGGGTGTGGTCAGTGTTAGAAGCGTAGTTCCACCAGAGCCACCATCCTTAAGAACGATAGAGCCAGCACTAGAACCACGGATGTAATAAATAGATTTGACACGGGCGGGTAAGGCTACTGCGACACCATCAGCCGTGACAGTGGTTGCTGTAATATCTGACATTAATTCCTCCGAATAGCAAAAAAGAGGGGCGAGGAATAAACCCCGCCCCACATGGTGTTAAGCACCCGGTGAGCCGTAGTAGGCCAGTGGGTCAGAATAACCGAAGCTGTAACGCTCGCGACCTTTGTAGCGAACATTTCCAGTTTCAAAGTCACCTTCCATGCTTGTCTTCATTGGGACACGCACGAAGTGCTTGAAGCCATTCGGGATGTCTGTTCCAAGGAACCATGCATCAGTGTCAGTCAGGTAGTGGTTAACCATGTAACCGCCGGGAACTGCTGACATTGAGCGGATAGCATTGATGTCATTGACGTTGGTGACACCAGTCGCACCTTGCGTTGTTACAGTGTTGCTTAGTTCTGATTTCATCAGACGCTCTGCAACAAACTGTAAGTCGGAAGGAATAACCAGCTTGGTTGGACGGGCGGCAATTTTCAGGCCACGCTCGTCTGTCCATTTGCCAATGGCAATGATAGCCGCTTCCAGTGAGGTCTCGTTCAAATCAACAGCACTGCCCGGACGGTTTCCATTAGTGGAACCGTTGATTAGGGGGTGTGAAGCGTT